GGCATCTTCGTCGGCGTCGATCATCAGCGTGTTGAGCAGGAAGTTCTTCAGCCGGTAGAGGCTCCGCTTCACGTCCGCTTCCTTGTCGGGGTCAGTCGGGAACATGAACGAGATGCGGTTGCGCGCAGCGGTGAGGTCGCCGAATTCCGAAAGCTCGTCGGGATCGACATCATCCTCTGCTTGCACCGCAACGATCGGAAACTCGATGATGTTCCAGTCGCCGGACTGTGAGGTGGACTGGATCGGCTGTTTCGTGACGGTCCAGATGTAAGTGCCCTGCGGCTGCACCGGAGGCTTTTCAACGTCGCTGGCGCGGGTGTCGAGGGCTTGAGTGAAATCCATCATGGTTATCTCCTTTTGATGGGTTGGGGTTTAGGGTTAGTTCTTGAGGGCCTCGAAGACGGTTGCGAGGCCGGTTCCCAAGGGCAGGGCCTTGTCGAGTTTGAAGGGCACAGGGTTCTTCAAATCGACAAGGGTCGTGGGGAGAGTTTGAATAGTGCGCTGAACTTTCTCGCCCGTGCCGCGCGTCTCGGCAAGCAGCATGGTGTTGAAGTATTTGGGGATCTCGGGGCCGAGGGCTTTGCCGATGGAGGAGGCGTAGCCTTTCATCGAACCGTCCGGACGCTCGACAAGAGACACGTGGGAGATGACGATCACGTTGGTCTCGAAGGCGGCGGAGGTAAGGAGTTCGAGGGCGGTCTTCACCGAATCCTGCGCGGTGCCATACCATTGCCGAGGGTCTTTGGCTCCGGGGTTCATGCCCTGCGCCCAAAGGAAGGCGGCGCGGGAGAAGGAGGTGAGGGAGTCGAGAACGAAGATCGTATCCAGTCCCCATTTAGCGGGCTCAGTTCCATCGTCCCATTTGTTCAGGGCTTTCAGGGCATCGACGTAGGCTTTCGGGCGACCATCGACTGACAGGCCTTTGAGTGCATCGACCTTAAAGTTGTCGCGGAAGGTGAGGTAGTCGATCTTGTCCAGCAGCTTGGGATCGCTCGCTTTGGCAAATGCGGCGAGGGAGTCCACGCCGTTGTCCATGTCGAGGATGCGGAGGTTGTAGCCCGCCTCGGCAAGGGAGACGAGGGAGCCGGTCTTGCCTGTGGACGAGTCGCCGATGTAGAGGATTTTGGCGAAGGGGGATTTCTGACGGTCAGTGAGTTTCATTTGCTTGTCCTTTTTTAACGGCGCTTGAGAGGGTCCCAACGCTCGGTGCGGTGGAAGTCGGCCCTGAGAAAGTTGTTACGGTGCTCGGGGCTTCGAGAGCAAATCTTGCGGAACTGGCAACCGCCGTAATTGCCGCAGGATGCCGGGTTCATCGGGAAGAAATTTTCCTCCGTTGCGTGACGGGCGGAGGCGATAATGTGCATGGTGTTTTCATACCATTCCTCGAGCACGGGTTGCGGGCGGTGGATGAAGCCGCGCTCGAAGCGGGTGAAACCCACGGCGATCTGGGCCGCGTCGATGATGACGCCTTGGACTGGGATGCCGAAGACGGCCTTGCCTGCGAAGGCATACATTGACATCTGCATGTCGGGAGAGAACCCGTCGAAGAACCGGGGCGTGATGGTGGAGCCAGTAGTTTTCTGGTCCATTACGTAGGGTCCTCCGTAGTCCACAAGGCGATCGAGGTGTCCGCAGAAGATGATGCCGTCTTCGACGGGGAGGGAAAAGGAAAGCTCGACAGCGGGTGCGCCGTTGGCGAGAATGATTGTCTCGGTCGGATCATCTTCGAAGTGTTCGAAATACCAGACGATTGAGCGGATCAAGGTCGCGCGGGTTTTCGTGTTGTGAAAGGAGTCCCACGGTTGCCCGGTGCCCGGAATGGCGGAGCCGTCTTCATCGCGCTCGTATTCCCACGAGTTGATGAGCGCCGTGTGGACTACACGACGGAGTGCGGTTTCCGTGTCGTCGCCTTCGGCAAGGTGTTTGAAATAATGCTCGAGCGCCGAGGCGAAAAGCCCGCCGAAGATCAAGTGCGGAGAGGTTGCGTTGGGCTGCCAACCTTCGAGGTTCACGTATTGGTAATAGCGGGGGCAGCGGACGTAGTTGGACAGGGACGTGGCATCCCATGCGAATTGAACGCCGTCAGGCGAGAAGGAAAGAAGGTCGGGCATGTGCGGGCTCCGGGTTAAAGGCCGAGGTCGGAGATGTCGAAGTCGCCGGTGACTTTCAGCGCGGCAGCTTGCTTTTCCGTTGGCGCGGCTTTGGCTTTGGCTTTTCCGGGGGCGCGGCCTGCGGTTTTATTGCCTTGGACGAAACGGGCACGTTGCGCGCGGAGCTTGGCGATGATTGTGTCGAGGTCGGTGGAGGATAGGTCCAACGGATCGCGGGCGAAAAGCTCAGCGACTGTCGTGTCGTCGGGTTCAGTAGTCATGGGGATGTGTCCTTTCGTGCGGGGTTAGAGGATCGCGCCTACGACGAGGAAGATTGCGAGCAGGGCGACGATGCGGAGGGTTTCGAGTAGCCATGTGGGCATGGGGAAGCTCCTTAAATTTCGATGTCCGGGATATCCACGGGTTCGGGTGCCTCGTCAGGGAGATGCTTGTCCACGAAGCGGGAAACCAAGCGGCGGATTGCGGCGGAAGCTCCGAGGTCAGGGAAGAGTTGCCCCATCTTCTCGAAGTCCCCCTCGCGGAAGTTAAGAGTTTTCTTCCGCAGCTCTTCGGTCTTCTGTATTGGCATTGGCTCGGGCCTTGTTGATGATGTAAAGGTGATCGGGCTCGGCGGGGATGGAGAAAGTCAGGTCGGCAAGGGCCGGGTCTTCACGCCGGATTGCGTAAAGTTTTGCACGGAGTCGCTCCGGGTCATTCGTGCGGACGGCAAGGCCGAGGCGCGAGTTTGCCGCACGGTATAGGATGGAGCGAAATTCATTTTTCACTTTGGACTCCGAAGGGTTCGTTGCCGCGCTTAGGAAGGGGTAGTCGGCTACCGCTGCCAAAGGGCGGGGAGGTTTCCCGGCGGGCGAAAGGACAAAAAACTCCCGCCGGGAAAAGGGGCGACCGCGTTAGAGGTCAAGCCCTTCCATGTCGGACTCGGCCACCTCGTTGCGTGCCTTGATGTTGGCAGCAGCTTGGGCGCGAACATTCTCACCGGCGGCGACTTTCTCGATCGCGGCTGCGAGGGCGTCCTTGTCCACGTCTCCGACTTTGCGGCCATCGGCGCGCAGCTTCGCGGTGATCGCGGCCCGAGCGATTTTCTCGGCTTCGATCTCGACCGGATCGCGGCGGCGCGTCGAGGCGACGGACGCGAGGGTGAACTCGTAGTCGGCGTCGTATTCGGCGACCTTCGCGTTGATCTCGACGAGTTCGTCGTCGGTGAGTTCCTCGACCGTGCGATCCGGGCGGTCGTCAGTCGCGGCGAGATAGCCCTTCACGATCCGCGCCATGTTATTGCGGATGTTTTCGTGGCGGGTCTGGTTCAGCGCCTTGGCTTCGGCCTCGGTGCAGGCATGGCCTTCAGCGTAGGGAACGGCGAGGTCGAAGTCGAGTCCTTGGATCGTGACCATTTTGGTCTCGGGTGCGGGGGTTTTCTGTGCGGCCATTGGGTTACTCCTTTTAATGGCAGGGGCTTGGTTCATGTGCGTGGGGATATAATGGCATATGCGCGCGGGAATTGCAATGGGGAAATGCAGTTAAGTATGGATAATTGCTCCGGGCAAGGGACCATACCCGACTACACCCCTAGAAAAATTGGTCCTCCGAGGCGATGTAAGTAAGGCTCCGTTTGGCCCTTGTGCAAATTACATAGCGGAGGTTAGGGTCTTGGCCGTCGGAGCCGACGAGCTGCTCGTTGAGGAAGAATACGTCGTCAAACTCGAAGCCTTTGGCTTTGTGCCCGGTCATGAGTTGGACGGAGCCTTCGGCGGTGAGGAGTGTGTTGAGGTAGTTGATCGCGCCGCCGAGGGTCTCGGCCTGTTGGATGACGATGCGGAGGCAGAGGGCCTTGTCGTCGAAGCGCCCTTTGTTGCGGGATTTGCGGCGGTTGATCTCGATCCAATCGTCAAGGGCGGCATGGGCGTCGGCTTCAAGCATTGCCCGTGGGCCGAGGTTTTCGAGCACCTTTGTCAGCCCGGCTGCAATGTCGTTGCCCCATAGTTTTGCGTAGCGCCCGGCGGAAAGGAACTGGACGGCGAGGGAGAAGAGCGGTGCATTGTTGCGGCAGATTACGGCGGTCTTGTCCGGGATGTCTGTGACGGACCATTCGGCAAGGCGGTTGACTTCG